GTTGGCATGCGAGGTCAGCTTATCCTGCCAAAATGCACGCACTTCACCGCTCTCCGTGCCAAAATACAAGGTGTTTTCTCTCACCCAAAGGCTGCTCGCCCCGATGTTTTCCCAGTAATAGCATTCATATTGGTAGTTCGAATACGGCGTTTTGCCCTCATAACTTTTTTGGGCAGAGTCCAGCAGGTACAGCCGGTCCTTGCAGGCCAGCACATAAAAACGCCCCCAGCATACGGCGCAGCAGCCGGAAAGGTCCTCGTTTTCTAGCGCAGCTGAAATAAAAAAGCTGCGCTCCTGTGCATATCGTTCCCCTGTAATATCGCTGGGGGTCAGTGCATAAACACCGCGGCGGGTCAAAAACACCGGCTCAGAGGACAGCGACTCAAACGCATCGGGGCACACCGCCCCTTCCCCCTGGATCACATTCGAAATCGGGAACACTGCAAACCCGTCATCGTCCAGTGTGCCCTTGCGCACAAACGCATTTCGCCCGTTTTCTTCCGCGTATTTATGGGTCACCAGGGCATCCGATAATACCGAATACCCCACAATCGGGCTGGATTCCTGCCCCAGCATCCCATACCACGTGTCACCAAAGTATGTCGGGTCATTCCATTGCGACCAATAGTCCACGTTGGACTCTTCCTTGCTGCCGGCCATAAATACCCGGTCCATCGCACCCTTTACGCCGTACAAAATCGCAAAACGGCAATGGTTGATCTGGTCCGCATGGGTCGCTTTCACTTCATAGGTAATGTGTACGTTGTCTTCACCTTCTACCGGGCTCTTACCCGGTGCGGTATTAAATGTGATTTTCCCCAGCGTGCGATCCACTGTAAAATCCGTGCCCTCGTTCTTCGCGACCCAATCACCGGCAGTATTCAAAACTTCCGCCTTCACCTTTTCTGCCGAAAGGTCGTTATAGCTCAGGTAATACACGGTCTCACTTGCAGTGGCTGCAAGCCCCGCATAGCTGTCGGTCCGCTTACCCGTCAACAAGTTCTGCGGCTGGTTGCTCGTCGCACCGTGTTGCCCATTTGGTGCTTTCGCCACTGTGATCATCGGCACCGTGGCAATTTCACTCACCGGTTTTACCTTTTCTGCGTCATAGCAGCGGTAAGTCGTTCCATCCACAATCCACAGCTTTTCTTTCAGCTGCACCGCATTGCTGTGGGCATCTGCCATCCCACTGCAAAGCTCTTTTGCCGCATAAAGCTCTGCGGCAACTTCCCCTTCAGCCTTCAATGTAAACTTTCCCGTTTCCTGCTCAATCTTCACGGGTTCTGTAAGGGTTTCTACCGGGGTAGCAAGGTCATAGACGACCGTTACTGGCGCGCCAGCCGCATACTGTGCTGCAAAATATGCCTTCAATGTTTCTGGTGTATTATAAGGTGCCGTGTCAGCAATCGGTATGTAAAACCAAGAAAGCGCACCTGAAATCGTATTGCTGAAATGACTACACATACAATTTGAAGATGCGGCATTTGTAACATAAAACGCCTTGTATGCAATGTAGTTCCCAGAAATTACACACGGTTGCATTCCATCTAAAATTACTTTTTTCTTTATGTGGTATTCCCTTTTCTTGTATTCTCCACAGGTTAAAACATTTGTTTCTAGCGTGTCGCCTTCGCACAATTCTTCCTGCGGCCCCACGGCTGTGGTTCTGTAATCACTTTCACTTTCTGTTGTAATTCTGCAATATACTTGTGTTGCGACTTCAAACGCCGTCGATTTATACCAAACATCAATTGGGTTACTTGCCAAATATGTATTCACTGCGGAAACCGTGTAATCCGTCAATTTTGACTTTCCGATGAAATAATACGTTGTTGTTTTTGTCAAAGAGTAGTGCTCGAAATCTCCGGTATATGATGTGTCAAGCTTTAACGCTGATGATACTGATTCTGCTTCTGATATGCTGGCATCATACTTAATATCCGGGCATAGTGCAGTTGTTACCCCACATCTTAAAACACTCCCTAAGTCCGTGACACTAACAACAGATCCTTTTAACACAAAGTGTTTATCAAAATCCCCAACTCCGTGTATTTTTCTGATGTTTGCAGGGCTTGGGTCACCTGTTCCGTTTTGGGTCGTTTTTCCATAAACCGTTATATTTTTTACACAGCCCGCCTTGCCGTGTGTGGCAATTTGCTGGGCTCGCTCATGCCGAATTACTGCCCCGTCCAGCACTCCGCCTTCCGGCAGCTCATCGGTGTCCAGCAGCATTTCATACAATTTTGTGCCCGCGTGCACCAGTTCGTGCTCTTTGCCCTCTTTTTGCAGGCTGTATGCCCCATTGATCTGCCCGTCCAGGCGTGCCAGCGTGTGCCAGCCGGGCCGTTTCGCGGGGAATCCATCCGCATCCGGGATCATATTTGGCGCGTCAGGCGACCGTCTCAAATCCACATTTACAACACTTGAGGTCAAGTCCACCCCGCGGAATTTCGACAGTTCCACCGTGTACGTCGCGGGCGAACTCCATTGCCGTCCTCTTGGTATCTGTGGCATTCAGCCTCTCCCCTCTCAATAAAGATCCTGTATGGTCTCACTTTTTGCCTGCTGGCTTTCCCAAAGCGCCGTCACATATTTCGCCCTAAAATCATCCATCATCGCATTGTTTTCCGCCGCACGGCAAAAATCAGCCGCAAGCCCATAGGGCAGCGCAATGCGCAATAGTACCGGGCGGTAGTCAATCTCTTCTTCCATGCTTGCCGCCGTTACTTTCGGGGCTTCTTTTAATTCTTCTATCCCCTCTTGCCGCCGCAGCGCATTTTCATAGGGCAGGGCTTCGGCCAGCAACACATTCAACATACCCGGCACAAACGGCTTCACATCGTCGCTTTCCTCCGGTGTCTGCACCAGCCACCCTGCGGCAAGTGCAAAAACTTCATTTGCCGTCATTCTTTCTCCTCCCCGGCCACTGCTGCCATACAGCAGTGCCTTTTCTCTCAGCACTTTTTATAGCTTGCATTCTTATTTTTAAAAAAGCAGCCGGCCGGCTGTATTTTTCCACTGCCCTGCCGGCTGCCCTCTGTTTTCCTCCCCGGGGCCAAGTCCATTTTTTGCCCCTGCCTGTTACCCACCCGGCTCTTTTAACTATTCCCCGTTAGCCGGCCAGTGTAACCTCTGCCACTGCCGAGGGGTATGCCCCGTCTTTATACTGGTAAGCCCGCACGGTCATCCCCGCCTGCACTGCCGGGGCCGTACCCACCACCGCAGTTGCCGAGTAACGCGGGTCGCTGCCGTCCGTGGTGTATTTCACGCTCGCGCCCGATGCCGGCGTAATCGCGCCGCTTGTCGCATTGATGGTCGGCACCGCCAGTACCGTCCCTGCCGCACCAGTCACATCCACATACACGCCGTCTGCCTTTGCGCCAAACACAAACAGGTCATAGTAAAAACGGCCCTCACACAGGTTGCCGCTGATGCCGGGGGGGTCAAGGTGCACCTTGTTGTCCCAAATTTTCACCGGGGCACTTGCCGCACGTTTGTGCACCAAAATAAAGTTCACCTGTGCGGGCATCAGGTCCTCCGGTACTTCCACTACCGGCGCGCCAAAAATATCGCCCACCTGCCCCTGCACCACCGCGCGGGTCCCAATCTTGTCCAGGTTTTTAAACTGCTCGGTCTCCACCAGGGCGTTAAACACCTCGGTGCGCACATACCAAGTACGGCCCTTTACCGGCACCCGGTGGTCCAGCAGATGCTTGCGTGCCGCAGAAAACCGGGCAATCACATTGGTCTTGTCAATCGCTGCAGTGTTGCCCACAATTTTGCCCGCTTTGTTCGCCAAAGCACTCAGGCAATAGCGGTCATAGGTCGGGATCACCTCTTCGCTCATCTGCACGCCCATAAATTTACCGGCCTTGTTGATCGCCTGGTCCAGGTTGTTGCCCTTGTCAATCACGCCCGAAAAGCTCTTATCCTGGCTCATGGTCAGTTCTTCCACGGTGTCGCCCACCTCGGTCGGCGTGCCATAGCGGTTGCCGCCGGCGGTTCGGTCATAGTCGTTCAGCGGTACCGTGCTGATGTTGTGCACCCGCACTGTGCGCGCACCCACAAACTCGTTTTCGCCCGAAAGTCGGCTTTTGATCATGCTGTCCATCGTGAACGCCTGGTCCACCTTTGTCGAAACACGGGTATCCAAATTGATCGTCTGGCTCAAATCTCATTCCTCCTGTTAATCTCGAAATCCATCTAAAAATCCGGCCACAAACGGGTCGGTCTTCTCTTTTCCACCAAGCCCGGTAGCAGTGCCCGGTGCGGTGCGCCGGTTCTGCGCCGCGGCATCCTGTGCCGCTTTCTGGTTTTTCAGCCGTTGCAACTCCACCGCCCGGTAGGCAGCCAGCGGGCTTTCCCCCTTCTGGATGCGCTGCAATGCCTCTTTGGGCAACTCTTTCAAGTCCGGGTATTCTTGCAATAGTTCCATAAACGGGGCCAGCCGCTGTTTTTCCCCCGCTTCCTGTTGCTCGCGTTGCAGGGTCTCGCGTCGCATTTTAGCAAGCTCTCGCGCGGCATTTTCCGGCATCCCGCGCTGCATCTCCCGCTGTACCTGTGCATGTTCCAGCCCTTTTTCCAAGTAGTCCAAATACTGTGGCAACGGCATGCCGCTCGCTGCCGCATACTGGTTCAGTAAAGTCATTTCCCGGCCACTTTTAAAGCTGTCACGCTCACCGCGCACCTTATCGTAATCAAGGCCTTTTTGTGCCAGTGCAACCACCTGTTGCGCCGGCAACGTTACCTCTTTACCGTAGTATTTCAGCGTCAGCTGTTGTTCAGGTTCAGGTTCTTGTTCCTGTTGCTTTTTTTGTTCTCCCCCCGCTTCACTCGTCTCCCCTGTAACAGGCCCCTCCTGTGCTTTCGGCGGGTTCGCCGTCTGCTGTGCTTCGCCCATCAGGTTCTCGCCTTGTGGCACCTCTTCAGTTTTGGTGGTCTCCTCCACTGCGTCAGTTTGCCCATTCAAGGTCTCCATCTCTTCCATTTTTGCTCCCTTCCACACCGGCCAGTTGGTCACTAGCCGGCGCAAAACACAATTTTATTTTGGGTCTTTGGCAGCACGCAGTACTTCCTGCCCAATCTCCTGGTCACGGTTTGCACATTGTCGGTTGGTGCAGATATAGGTTGCCACTACACCCTCGGGCGCGTTCTCATTCACTTTCAACACTCGTCCCTCTCTTTTGCAGCATGGGCACTTCATCAAGTTGCACCGCCTCCTTTCATCATCGCTTCCAGCAGGCCGGGGGGCAGTTGCTGTTGTGTTCCTTGTGCTGCCTGTGCCCCCTGCGCCCCCTGCTCCGCCATCGCTGCTTGCTGGGCTTGCTCGGCCTGTTTTTGCAAAGCCTGTATCAACTGCGTACGGTTCGGGATATACCCGCGCGGCATATTTTCAAGATAAG